GGAGTGATCTATTAAAGATTGGAAATGAGATTATAAGAGTAGATGGTGTTGGTATTGGTAGTACAAATGCTTTAACTCTAAGAAGAGGATGGTTGGGAACTGGCGTTGCATACGCCGCGACCGGTGCCCTTGTTACTAAGGTTGTTGGTAACTACAATATAATTGATAGTGTGCTTCACTTTGTTGATGCTCCATTTGGTAATACGCCAATTGGAACAGATACAAATCCTCCAGACTCTAGAGACTTCCAGGGTATTTCCACTAGTTCTAGTTTCCAAGGAAGAATATTCCTTAGAAGTGGTGTAGAGGATTCTTCAAATGAGACTTATCATAAGAATTATATCTTTGATGATATTTCCAATCAATTTAATGGAACTCAAAAAGAGTTTACCCTAAAGCAAAACGGATCAAACGTAACTGGTATTGCAACTGAAACCGGTGTTATTCTCGTTAGTGATATATTCCAAACTCCTGGAAGCACTAACCAATATACGATGTCTGAAAATGCAGGAATTACTTCAATCTCGTTTGTTGGTTCTGCTGTCTCAAATACATCTGACATCAGAACCTCTACGGTTCCTGTCGGCGGAGTAATTGTCTCTGTTGGATCAACTGAAGGATTTGGTTATCAACCTTTGGTCGCTGCTGGCGGAACTGCTGCAGTTTCTATCGCGGGAACGATTCAATCCATCAGTATTGGTAATAGTGGATCTGGTTACAGACCTGGTGCTCAAACTGTAAATGTTGGAGTTGCAACCACTTCTCTTACTGGTTCAAACAGATTGAATATTGGAACTGCCTCGATTAGTGGTGGGCACATCGTTAGTGTTGCAATCACCAATCCTGGAACTGGATACACTTCTACTGAACCTCCTGTTGTAATCTTTGATGATCCTATCAGTTATAGCGACATTCCTTTAGTCTATAGTTCATCGTCCTCTGGTAATGGATCTGGGGCAAAGATTGATATTGTTGTTGGACAAGGATCTAGTGTTATTGATTTTGAAATTAGAAATACTGGATTTGGATATGGTAACAACGAAACTCTGACCGTATCTATTGGTGGCACAGTCGGTATTCCCACCGACATTACCAAGACTTTCCAAGAGTTCCAAATCACCGTGGATGATATCGCAACTGATGAATTTACTGGATGGGCACTTGGTGAACTCCAGGTCATGGATAATATTGAACAATTCATCAACGGATCAAGAACAAACTTCCCAATTGAATTAAATGGAGTTGTAACCTCAATTGTTGCAGGAAAAGGATCTAAAGTTAATGTTCAGGATGTGCTTTTGGTATTTGTTAACAACATTCTGCAAGTTCCTGGAAAGGGTTACATCTTTAACGGAGGAAGTCAGATTGAATTTACTGAGGCACCTAAGATTGGTGACAGCGTAGAAATTATCTTCTACAAAGGAACTGGTGCTCAAGACGTTATTCTTAGAGAGGTTCTTGAAACTGTTAAGCAAGGTGATACTTTACAATTACAGTCTGATGATCCTTTCCTCGATGAAGACGTTAGATCTGTTGATCTTGTGACAGGAACTGACGTTGCACAAACAAATACTTATTCTGGTCCTGGTAATATTCAAAATACTGCATTACTGAGACCCGTTATTTGGTGCAGACAAACTGAGGATAAGTTTATTAATGAGCAAGAAGTGGGTAAAGATAGAGAGATCTATGAACCCTTAGTAAATCCTACCGCACACATCATAAAAAATGTCGGAGTTGGATCAACATCAATTTATGTTGATACTTTGAGACCGCTATTCAATGTGTTTAATGAAGTTGAGGATAAATCAAACTTACTTTTCCAAGATAAAGTTAAGTTTATCACTCAAGATGATAAAGTGTCTGCTGCGGGAACCGCATTAGTCTCTGCTGCTGGCACTATAACATCAGTTGCCATCTCTACAGGTGGTGTTGGATATTCTACTGCACAAGTGAGTTTTGCAAGCACCGCTGCTGGTATTGGTATTGGAACCACCACAACAGCACTTGGAACTGTCACTATCGGAGCGGCGGGAACAATTACAGGTGTAGCGATCACTAATCCTGGTCTCGGTTACACGCAAACCAATCCTCCTCTCGTTCTGTTCTCACCTCCTACCAGAGGAGTTGAAGAAAATAAAGTTGCATCTTACAGCGGAGACTCTGGAGTTATTGTTGGATTCGGTACAACCTCAGTTGGAATTGGAACTACACAGTTTATCTTTGATCTTCACATTCCTAATGATTCTTTCCTTAGAAATGCGGGTCTCACAACTGGAGTCGTCTCTACTGCAATTACGGCAAGTTCTTTAAGTGCTGGTGATTACTTTGTGGTCTTTGGATCAAACGTTGGATCAGCAACAACATCTATTACGTCACTTGATTCTTCCGGCGCAACAGTTGGTATTGGAACTTCCCATATAGATAATGTGTATCAAGTGGCAAGTTCCGAAACTGTCTTTAGACCTACAGGAGTAAACTCTGAAGGTGTTGGTATCGGAAACTCTCATATAACAAGAGTGTTTGTAACCGTGGACAACAACTTCCCATACGGAGTTGGAATTCAGACTTCAAACTCTTTTGGTGAATTTAGTTGGGGTAAGATTCAACTTTCCTCTAGATCTAAAGTGACCTCATATTCTGCATTCACACTTGGCGGTGTTGGTGGAATTACAACCTCCACATTCGTTCAAAGATCGAAATCTTTGAAGTTCAAAAATTATGACATCTAATCATAATAAATAAAGAAAAAT